TGAAATCACCCCTTTTGTAAAGAGTTCAATCTGAAAGATAGTATAACAGGCTCAAAACAGCTTGGAAGGGACGTAATGTTAATTCTGCTGAAAGGAATTTACGTAGAATAAATATTCTCTGCAACTACCGAGCAACTGCCAATCCATTGAGACGCAACGCCGATATCCACTATAATGCTCTCACATCGAGGGCATAACCCTCAAGGCCGAACAGGAGGCGGCCAGCAAGCACCCGCTGTAGCAGGCGGGGACAAATACAACCCTTAGCCTCGACGCGTAAGGCACGGGATGCTGTCATACCCACCCATCCAATCCAACCGAAAGAACCGGCTGGAGCGGAAGGGCCGGGTAGCGGCACCCCATGATCCTTGCGCGTCGATTTCTGTTTGCCGGGATCAGTGTGCCGGACAGCATCCTTTGCCAGGACAAAACGACCTGAGAAAGGATGTTAGAAAATGGAAAGCACTCTGTACACAGGAGCGACTCTCAAGAACCTCATAGATTCCCTGGGCCCCGTCAAAAAGGCCGAACGCACTCCGACCAGCCGCAAGCTGCGCGAAGAGGCCGGCGAGCCGATTATCACCACTGATTCCATCGTTATCTACCCATGCGGCTATGCCGTATACGAGAACGAGAGCGGACGAACGGTCATGTGGGTGCCGGGTTGCACTCGCTTTACCTACTACTTTGACCGGCTGACTAACACGGAGCAGATGTATCAGGATCAGAAGGACACCCTTCCTGAGGGTATGCTGGAGGAGATGCCCTGGGAGATGGCTTTGACATTGATCGGTGACCACCGCATCGAGGCGAACAGCCTGAATAGGGCGGGGAGCCGCACAAGTCGTGCCGATTTCCAGAGTCAGGACGACGGCGACAAGGATGGCGATGTTGAAGATGCCATTGAAGAATCCTATCGCAGGGAGTTCATGTGGCGCGGGGATCATATCGGAGAAAACCCTGAAACAATCTATATCCGTCATGAGACACATGAAGAGGCGCTGGTCAGCATGACCGATAAGCAGAGGGAAGCTTTTCTTCTGTATTACGAGGAAGGCTTCAACCAGCGTGAGATTGCAGGAATCCTCAGCATTTCAAGAGATTCGGTTATGGACAGGCTTGAGGGTGCGCTTCAGAAGGTCAAGAAAACAGTAAATGAAATCTTAACATAGGCGATACCCACAAAACGGCCCTCGCCCGGACAACATATGAGAGGGCAAGAAAAAGCGGCAGTCCAAATGCGGACGAGCCGCTTTTCCTGTGCACCTATCAACAGACGAGAGGAGACGAATATGAAAGCAATCATAATCAAGCCCGGCAAGTTTGCCAGAATCGAGGACATCGATCCGACCTACACCGAACTTCGCACCCTCGTCGGCGGCAACATCGAGATGACCTACCCCTTCGAAGATGAGTACCTGGCCGTCATTTCCAATGAAGAATCCAAGCTCCTCGACCTCCCACCGAATAGGGCGGTTCGTCGCAACGACGGATCGGTGGCCGACATCTACTGCGGCACGATGGTGGTTGTGGCGCTCGCCCCGGAGGGTGAATACCGCGATCTCACCAACAAGGAGGCAAAGACAGTCCTGCAGATGTGGGGGTCGCCGGAGGATAAGGACTCCTGGGGCGGCGCAAAACCGAACATGGCTATCCGCGTCCAAGGCCTGATGTTCAGTGGAGGGATTCGGATATGATCCTTCAGAAGATGACGGATGAGGAGTTGGACCGGATTGCTCCGATGGTGGAGGTTCACATCCCGGAAATCGAAACCCGTACCGGCCTCAGGCGCAAGTTCATCCGGGAAGTGCTTCTGGTCAGTACCTACTATCTCATGAGGGAGCAGGGCATGGACCCCATCAGCCTGGATCATTTCATAGCGCTGCACTGTCAGCGGACTGCCTCCGCTTTAGGCGTTAGTCTGTTTGACACCACGGCCGTGATTGAGGCATGGATCATCCTGACGGTACAGTCGACTCCTCCCAGGAAGGAGGGCCCAGACGATTGAAACACCGACCGATGATGCCGAGGCTACCCCCTCTTCGCTCAGGCATGATGTAAGAACAATCGACAAAATCAAGGAGGACAAAAATATGAGCATTTCAGTATCGAACCCCAAGGAAGGGAACAAGTCCCGCAACTACGATGAACTCATGAAGGAACTCCTCAAGGTGAGGTGCCGGGACAACAGCGATGGCGATTCGAAGGTGATCGATTTCGCAAATGCGGAAGCGCGTCGGCTCGAACGCATGACTCATATCCGCCGGGATACCCTTGAGAAGATCATCTTCATCTTCAGCTCTCTGGTGGAGGATATGGAAAAGGCTGAGATGACGACGGAGGAGAAGAGGATTCTGCTCCAGGGCACCATTCCATCTCTTGCGGAGACTCTGGGTATCGCCAGGAAAGTGATTACCATGGTTCTGGAGCTGATCCCGGAGGAAACAGGAAAGCTCTCTGATGAAAACATCGTCGAAGCGATCATGGGCTACTGCGAGGATATGGTGCCGAGAGTGGCTGGGCGAGTCAACTTGCCCGAATCCCTGGTGGACAAGGTTCTGTTCCTTTCCAACAGCATGAGGTGGTGCAAAAAGGATAAGCCCCGCACGGAATGGTGGGAAAACCACTTCAGGGAAGTTGCGGATGCAGTAGGAAAGGATGTGGCGATGGTTCGCCGTATTATCGACACGGAGCTGACGATACTGGGGGAGGACAATGAAAGCGATACGGATTGAGCCGGGCAAGGAACCCCGTGTCGTGGACATCACTGCGCGGACAATAGAAAAGGCTCTGGACGACATGGTCCACGAGGAGGTGCTTCCCATTGAAGGTACTATGTCTCTCTCCGCCCTAAGGACGGATGGGCTTGAGCCTAATGACCTGATGGCCGAGCTGACAGACGACGACGGCTACTACGGCACGGTTTACATCTGCGCCGTATGGTATGAGGATTTGTCGCAAGACCAGATCAACGATGTGCTGGACTGGCTGGAGGGTGAGCCCATCGAGAAGGACTACACAGTAGATGCGTGGTTGTTTGAGGATCCATCCCAGGACGAAGGAGATGAGGATGAATGGATATGACAACCCGGATACAGGTTGCTGTCGTGCATGCTGACATGGCAATCGTGGCTTTTCTCCGCAGGCTGCCCTCCATCGTCCTGGGCCTGGTCCTGATCTGGATAATGTGCAAAATCGTGAAAGGAGTAATTCATGGTATCGAATCGAGAAGAAGCAATTGAACTGCTGCTCACGATGTCCGACATCACGAAGGAGATCGCGGAGTTGATGAAGGGGGAAGCGGCGCAGGCGCCGCCTCTGGCAGCGCAGGAGGAGACCCCTCCACTGACTCTTGAAGAAGTACGCGCCGAGCTGAGTAAGCTGTCCCGCGCCGGGAAGACTTCAGTGGTGAAGCAGATCCTTGCCGGCGTCGGTGCGTCGAAGCTGTCAGAGGTGGATCCCTCCAAATACTGGCTCCTCATGGCGCAGGCGCAGGAGGCGAACAGCAGTGCCCAGTAGGCATTCGAGAACTGGTCCCTCCAGCGCTGAACGCTGGGTACACTGCCCGCCTTCTCTTCGCCTCGGCGAGGAATACGGTGCGCCGGATACAGGCTCCGTTTACGCTGCGGAGGGCACCGAAGCCCATGAGCTGGGTGAGTTCCTGCTCCGCCAGGCTCTTGGCGAAGCCATGGAGGACCCGAGGCCGGCGATGCAGTTCTATAACGAAGAGATGCAGGAATGCGCCGAGGGATACAGGGATACGGTCCTGGAGCTCTACAACCAGCTGAAGCTGCGCAGCCAGGATGCTGTGCTGTATGTGGAACAGGAAATCTCCTTTGAGGAATACGTGCCCGGTGGATTCGGCACCTCCGACTGCGTGATCATCGGAGATGGAGAGATGCTTGTAGTTGACTATAAGCATGGCAAAGGGGTGCCGGTCAGTGCCGAGGGCGAGGATGGCGAAGGCAATCCTCAATTGAAGTGCTATGCGCTTGGGGCTTACCTTGCCTTCTCCCCGCTGTACAACATTGAAAAGGTGACGCTGGTGATCTATCAGCCCAGGATTGGAAACTTCTCGCAATTCTCCCTCACGACCGAGGCGCTGCTGACATGGGCGGAAGGTACCCTTCGCCCTGCGGCGGCTCTTGCCCTGGCAGGTGAAGGCGAGCTGGCTTGCGGAAGTTGGTGCAGGTTCTGTCGGGCGAAGGCGGTATGCCGCAAGCGGGCAGAGGAGAATCTGGCGCTGGCGCGATATGACTTTGCTCGTCCACCTACCCTTGAGGATGACGAGGTTAACCTCATTCTCGGCAAGCTGCCAGCCCTTGAGGCTTGGGCTGCGGACATCCGCGATTACGCCCTTCAGCGTGCCCTCGGCGGCTATGCCTGGGATGACTTTAAGCTCGTAGAAGGGCGCTCAACACGACATTTCACCGATGAGGAGGCGGTGGCAAAGATCGTGGTGGATGCAGGCTACGATCCCTATGAGCGAAAGGTCAAGGGTATAACGGCCATGACAACGCTCCTGGGAAAAGCAAAGCTATACGACCTGCTCGGCAGTTTAATCGAGAAAGCTCCGGGCAAACCGACCCTGGCTCCGCGCTCTGACAAGCGTCCGGAGCTTTTTGTTTCGACGCCGCCGGAAGCAGATTTTTCCGGTAGTAACTGATTTGACTGTAAACAAGTGAAAGTGACAGTCCTGAACGGACAGAAAGGAAATGAATATGGCAAAGAGTCCCACCAAGGTAATCACCAGCCCGAACACCCTGTGGTCCTACGTCCACGTGTTCCAGCCCAACAGCATCAACGGCTCCACTCCCAAGTATTCCGTTGCGCTCATCTTCCGCAAGGACAGCCCGGACATCCCGAAGATCCACGCTGCCATCCAGGCGGCCTACGATGAGGGCATCTCGAAGCTGAAGGGCAACGGCAAGGTCGCCCCGGCGCTGACTGCGCTCAAGACGCCGCTGCGCGACGGCGACGCGGAGCATCCCGGCGAAGAGGTCTACGCCGGCACCTACTACCTGAACGCCAACTCCTCCACCAAGCCCGGTGTGGTCGACAGGGACATGAACCCCATCATCGATCCCGAGGAAGTGTTCAGTGGGTGCCGCGGCAAGGCGTCCATCAACTTCTACTGCTTCAACACCAACGGCAACAAGGGCATCGCAGCTTCCATCAACAATCTGATGCTCTGCGATGCGTCCGGCCCGCGTCTGGGCGGCAAGGCCTCTGCGGCTGAGGACTTCGCCGAGGACGACGACGATCCGTTGGCGTAAGCGATCGACAAACCCGGTGCTCCTCTTCATGGGAGCACCGGTTCCATACAAGAAAGAGAGGTGAAAGAAGGCGTGAAGAAGATATACACACTGACGGAGAGTGAGAGGATACAATCCGTCTTACCGGCGCATACGGAGCAGGAAGAATCCATAACGACGGAAAGCCTCCTCAATGAAGGTTGCATTGAACCTTTGGTTGTCTGGAAGGGAGTTCTGATCGACGGTTATCTTCGCTATCACATTTGCCATGAACATGGCATCCCGTTTGAGGTAGTGGAGATGGATTTCTCCGATGAGACCGAGGCAATCCTCTGGGTGATCCAGACGCACATCGGACGCAGGAACCTTTCCACCTTCCAGAAGTGTGAGATGGTGCTGCGGTTTGAACCTGAGCTGAGAGCTGAAGCAAAGAAGAGGCAGGGATGGAGGTCGGATTTAAAGGGCATGGAAGATCACCAATTTGGCCGGACTGTTTCTTATCTTGCAAACATGGCAGGGGTTTCGACTGGAACGCTACATCACGCAAAGTACATTGTTGATAACGGTGATCAGGAAACAATCCGCCGTCTGAGGAATGGGGAAATATCCGTATACAGAGGATATTCCTCCCTGAGAGAAAAACCTCCAAGACCTCCTAAAGAATCCATAGGAGCACGAGGCGTGATGATTGATATCCGCCCCATCAAGACTGCTGTCATCAACCTGATCAATCAAGTGTCAGATGGTGAAGCCACTCCCAAGGCCATCATCGCTGAGTTGAATAGAATCAATGTGATGATAGAGGAGGCAACAACGTGAAGGCGCTTTATGAACTGGAAAAAAGGGAAATCTTCGAAAAAGCGCTTCCGAGACCGAAAGAGGACGAGCGCTGCTACCTCTCGGCGGATATGAAAGAACATGGGTGTCTGAACCCCATCATGACTTTCCACGGTGCAATCATTGACGGGCATACCCGGTACGACATCTGTCATGAGCTCGGGATCCCCTTTGAAGTTGAGGAGATGGAGTTTGAGGATGACGAAGCGGCGCTTCTATGGATTCTCAGGAATCAGCTTGGGCGGAGAAACCTGACAGACTTCGAGAAATGTGAATTGGTCCTTCCATTTGAGGAGCAGCTGAAGAAGGAAGCGAAGGAACGACAGGGTCAGCGGAACGATCTGAAGAACATTCCTGAAAATTTGCAGGAATGTTCGGGTGAAACCTTTGATGGTCTTGGAAATATGGCGGGTGTTTCCGGACGGAACATGCGAAAGGCCAAATGGCTCCACGAGAATGCAGATGAGGGTACTTTGAACAAGCTCCGCAGAGATGAAATCTCCATTCACCGCGCCTATACAGACCTGAGGGGCACACCTAAAGAGAGCAAGCAATCCCCATCTTCCAAGATCATTCAGTTTCCAAAGGTCGCATCACACCAGCCTGACTGGTCCGCCGAGGAAGAGCCTGACTGGTCTATTGAGAATGAAGGCGACTGGCCTGCTGAAGAGGCACAAGAATCTGCTGAGACGCCTACCTCTACCTTCGATCCTGGCCCGGATATGGATGACATCAACGCCATCATCAAGGAGATCCAGGATAATTCCCGCCACTATGCGGACAGGTTTATAGAACTCCTGTCCAGGATACAACCGAAGGACGCAACGTCCGAGAACATAGGTTTCATTTCCACCACAATCGACAGTATTTTCACATCAATAAAAAAACAGATCAAGGAGGTTCATATCAATGAGCAATAAGACTGGTTTCAAGATGGCTGACAACTATCAGAACGCGATGGGCAACTACATCAAGGTGAAGGCCTCGAAGATCACCTACGACCCGGAGCTGATGCACATTCCCACGGCGAACGCTGTAGCGGGGATGGTATCCCTCTTCGATGCGCGGCTCGTAGACCCCTTCAAGGTGGTCGAGGCGGAGAACGGGTTGTACCGCCTGATTGACGGTGTCTGCTCCTTCATGGCGCTGCGCGAGATCATGCAGAAGAAGGGACGGAAGGATTTCGAGGTAATGTGCCGGGTGTTCACCGGACTCGAACGCGAGGACATCGCACGGATGTATGCTACGCATACCGACCTCCGGCGCAGGCTGCCAATGGGGTATAAGATCCGGGCTTTGGAGGTTGCCAAGGATCCGGAGATTCTGGATTTCATCAAGGTCACTCGTTCCAGCGGCCTCTCCGTGAAGCCGGGTGACGCGGAGCGTCGCAACGGTCACATCTCGGCAATCTGCAGCGCCTTGAAGGCGTATCGGAAGCTGGGGAAGACGGAATACCTGCGTATGCTGAAACTGATCCATAAGACTTGGGCGGGAGAGAGCTGGTCGCTGACGATGAACATGCTGGGCGGCATGGCGGGATTCATGTCGAGCCATGATTTCAACTGCAACACCTTCGCCCGGAAGATGCGCTATGTCACCTACAGCGAAATCTGCGATAAGGCGCGCGAGTTCCGCGGGATGAGCAAGGAAGGAGCGTTCACTGCTGCTATCGCTGACTTGTTTGCCGAGCAGGTGGACAGCAAGGCAATCCCGGAGGCGGTCTGATGCATGAGGTTCATATCGACATCGAGTCGTTTGCGACGGTGGATTTGAACAAGGCAGGGGTTTATCGTTATGCGGAGGATCCCCGGTTCAAGATTCTCCTCGTCGGTGTGTCCGTGGATGGTGGCCTCGTTCGTGTCTACGACCTGGCCCAAGGGCAGAAACTGCCCAAACGTATCGTGGATGCTCTTCTGGATGAGGGAGTTCTTAAGTTCGCCCACAACGCCTCGTTTGAGAGAGTTTGCCTTTCCCGCTTCCTGTGGGATCAAGGGCTCCTTCCCAGAGGGGCTTTCCTCGATCCCATGTCCTGGCGCTGTACGATGGTGTGGAGCGCCTACGCCGGACTTCCCCTCAGCTTGAAGGCTGTCGGGGAAGCCCTTGAGCTGCAGAAAGGGAAGATCGACGAGGGAAAGGGATTGATCAGGTTGTTTTGTCAGCCCTCTAAGCCAACCTCCAGCAACGATGGGAAAGATCGCATCCTACCCTCCGATGCCCCGGAGAAATGGGAACTGTTCAAGTCCTACAACAAGCGCGACGTGGAGGTGGAGATGGAAATAGCCAAACGCCTCTCCGCTATTCCCGTCCCTGAGCAGGTCTGGTCAGAATATCAGGACAGCGAACGCATCAATGATCGCGGTATCCTGATAGACCGAACTCTTGTGGAGAACGCAATCCGCTTGGACGCGCAAAGCCAGACAGAACTGACTGATGCCTTGCGTGAGATGACCGATCTGGAGAATCCTCGCAGCGTTACTCAGATGAAGGAATGGCTCCTGGCTCATGGGCTTTCCCTTGAAAGCCTTGGAAAGAAGGAGGTTGCCGGGGTACTTCGCACAGCTCCCGAGCCTCTTCGGACGGTTCTTCTCCTTCGAAGTGAGATCGCCAAGAGCAGTGTGAAGAAGTATACGGCCATGCAGACGGCGGCCTGTCGGGATGGTCGCCTGAGAGGGATGTTTATGTTTTACGGGGCAAGCCGTTCAGGCCGCTTCTCCGGTAGGATTGTTCAGCTCCAGAACCTCTACAGGAATTCCATTCCTGACTTGGAGGAGTGTCGCTCTCTGGTAAAGGCCGGGGTTTATGATGCGCTGGAAACCTTGTATGACAGCGTCCCCACCTGTCTGGCGGAATGCACGAGGACGGCATTTATTCCGTCACCTGGCAACTGGTTCATAGTCTGCGACTACTCGGCAATCGAGGCAAGGGTTCTGGCTTGGATGGCCGAGGAAAGTTGGCGCGTCCAAGCTTTCATCGAGGGACAGGACATCTACTGTGCCTCAGCATCTCAGATGTTCGGCGTACCGGTTGTCAAACACGGAGAAAACGGCCACCTCCGCCAGAAGGGGAAGATAGCGGAATTGGCCCTTGGATATGGGGGATCGGTCGGAGCCCTCAAGAGCATGGGCGCGTTGGAGATGGGGCTGAAGGAAGATGAGCTTCTCCCATTGGTCACTGCCTGGCGCACCGCCAACCCTCACATCGTCCAGTTCTGGTGGAAAGTGGATAAATCTGTCAAGGCCACAATCAAAACCCACGAGCCTCAGAAGGTTGGCCCGCTCCGCTTTCATGCCAAGGATGGACGCCTCTTCGTCAGACTCCCCTCGGGCAGGGATCTGGTTTACGTGAGACCGAGGGTAGGAGAAAACCGCTTCGGCGGGGAGTCAATCACCTACCTCGGTATTGATGCCAAGCATCACTGGGCGGAGGTTGAGTCCTATGGGCCGAAGTTCGTGGAGAATTGTGTTGGCGAAGGAAGCCTGGTGATAACGGATCAAGGGCCGGTTCCCATAGAGAAAGTCACCAAGCAGATGAAGGTCTGGGACGGCCAGGAGTATGTTGAACATCAGGGAGTGGTTGCAAAGGGCGTGCGGCCTACCATCGAGGTTGATGGGCTTCTTCTCACCCCGGATCATCGCATCCTCACGAAGACAGGGTGGGTAGAAGCACGCCAGGCCAAAGGGAAGCAGTGGTTCGACTTTTATCCCTTTGGCGAGAGACACCTCATCCCCGTCAATTATGCGCCGAAGGCGCTGCCTGTTTATGACCTTCTCAATGCAGGCCCCCGTCATCGATATGCGCTGTGGAACGGTAACCAGCAATGCGTCGTTTCCAACTGTACGCAAGCGGTCAGTCGGGACATCCTCTGTCATGCCATTCACAATCTACGGGACTACAGGATCGTCGCCCACGTTCACGACGAAGTGATTTGCGATGTGCCCCAGAGCATCCCTGTCAAGGAGGTGGAAGAAATTATGAGCAGGGTGCCGCCTTGGGCCGAGGGATTGGCGCTTCGGGCGGACGGTTATTCCTGCTTTGCGTATCAGAAAGACGCATAAACATGCGTCGGCGCAAGAATACACGGCAAAGGCGCATATTCATGCGGCAGGGCCTACTGAGAAGGAAGGTGATACCTATATTGGTCTGGGACGACTCCACCATACGGAGCATTGATCTGGACAGGGAGATTCCCGGTCCCCACGCCGAGGAGGTTGCGAGGCTGATCGAGCCTACGTACCTGCGAGGCTACCTGGAAGGACGCCTGCGGGAAGCGGGACGCGCCATGCTCCGCAATAGAGCAGCGACGAAAGGCTACAGGCAGATCCAGGCCATTCTCCGAGCGCAGCCTGTTGCACCTCCCATGGGCACCGCCCGGCAGTATGCAGAACAACTACTGCACCCTCATAGTAACAACGAGTAAGGTCCCGTCAAAACCGGGAGAAAGGACATTCACATTGGACAAGATCACGATTTCAACCGGCTTCTCTCGCTATGAGAAGAATTGGAGGGCGGAGCGGTATACCGCCGATCAGCTCTGCGAGAGGCTGTCGCAGACAATCCGCACGCCGGAGACCGTCGCTGAATACGCGGCCATGGCGAAGCCTCGGCGTGACAACGTCAAAGACCACGGCGGGTTCGTGGGCGGGAAGCTCCGCGGCAGCCGGAGGACCGCCTCAACCGTGGAGTATCGCAGCTTGATTACCCTCGACCTGGATGCCTGCCCGGAGGGCTTTCTCTCTACGCTGATTGAGAAGATGGGGTATGACTGTTTCGTGTACACCACCCATTCCCACACACCTGCTTCCCCTCGCTACCGTGTTCTGGTTTTCCTGACCAGGAACATCTCTCCGGATGAGTACAACGCCATCGCTCACTACCTGGCACACGACCTGGGCGCGGACAAGGTTGACCCTTGCTCTTTCCGCGTGCATCAGCTGATGTACTGGCCGACCACCCCGGCGGACGGAGAGTACTTCGCCAGGAGGTTCCCCGCTGCCACCCTCGATCCTGATGCTTTTCTGGCCTCCCACCCCAACTGGCGGGATCTCTCGGACTTGCCCTCTACGGAGCGGGAAGCGGCTTCCCTGACCGGGGAGAGGAGGAAGGCGGCCGACCCGCTCACCAAGCAGAACGTAGTGGGCCTCTTCTGCCGCGCTTATTCGATCGAGGATGTGATAGATTCTATCCTCTCCTCCGTCTACCGGCCCAGTGCAACACACCCCGGCCGCTACGACTTCATTCCTGGGTCATCCACCGCTGGCGCGGCCATCATCGATGGGAAGTGGCTTTTCAGCCATCATGCTACTGACCCGGCAGGCGGGCACATGCGGAACGCCTTTGATCTCGTCAGGATTCACAAGTATGGACGGCTTGATGCCGGTTATGAGGGACCGGTAGAATCTTCCCCCTCCTACCGCGAGATGGAGCGGTTCGTCCTCACAGATCAGAAGTGCCTGAGTCTCTCCCGCAAGGAGAAGTTCGCTTCCCTCCAGGAGGACTTCGGAGATGAATGGGAAGAAAAGCTGATCTACACCAGGAATGGAGCGCTTGCCTCAACCATCCTCAACGCAGTCCTTATCCTGGATAATCACCCGGATTTGCAGTCCCTCGTCTTCAACGAGCTGGCCGACAATATCGAGCTCGGAGACAAGGTGCCCTGGCATCACGACCGCTTCTGGAGGGATGTGGATGACTCCCACCTGAACTGCTTCATCGCGGAGAGGTACGGGCAGCTCCCGGCGTCCGTCATCCGAGATGCCGTGGATAAGGTTGCTGACGACCGCCACTACCACCCCATCAGGGAATTCCTCTCCTCCCTGCCGGAGTGGGACGGGGTGCCTAGGTTGGACACTCTCCTGATCGACCTCTTCGATGCAGGGGATACTCCGTATATCCGGGCTGTAACGAGGAAGACTCTGGTTGCGGCTATCCGTCGCGTCCTCCAGCCCGGTTGTAAGTTCGATTATGTGCTGACCTTGGTCGGCCCCCAGGGGATCGGCAAGTCCACCGCCATCGCCACCCTTTGCGGTCCGGAATACTTCTCTGACAACCTGTCCTTCAACATGATGAAGGAGAAGACGGCGGCGGAAAACATCCAGGGCAACTGGATTGTGGAGCTGGGTGAGATGGCCGGTGTCAGCAAGGCGGAGGTGGAATCGGTTAAGGCTTTCATTTCCCGACAGGATGACAAATACCGCGCCTCATACGGGCGTCGCTCAACTCCCCATCCTCGCCAGTGCATCTTCATCGGCACTGCCAATCAGGAGAATGGATTCCTTCGGGACGTGACCGGCAACCGCCGCTTCTGGATTGTGCCGACACCCCGCCGCACGGACATGATCCTCGACCGGGACTACGTCGCCCAGGTCTGGGCGGAGGCGAAAGTCCGCGAAGCAGAGGGCGAGCCCCTCTTCCTGCCCAAGGAGCTGGAGGACGCAGCCGAATCCTATCAGCTCCAGGCCATGGAACATGACGACAGAGAGGGGTTGGTCGGAGAGTATCTCGACACCCTCCTCCCTGAGAAGTGGGATGAGATGGACCTGTACCGTCGTCAGGAATATCTCCGCGGTGATGATCCCGTGAAGGCGCAGGGGATCGTGAAGAGGACCTGCGTCAGCAACATGGAGATCTGGTGCGAGTGCTATGGGCGGCGCAAGGAAGACATGCAGCCCAAGGACAGCTACGCCATCAGCGCCATCATGAAGCACTTCCCGGCGTGGAAACGCGCGGGAACAAAGGTTCTTCCCCTCTACGGGAAGCAGAGGGTGTATGAGAAGAACAACTCATAGTCGTTCCCTCTCTGTTCCAGGGCGCGTTCTTCTGCCAAATATAATAGGAAAGGAAAACGCCTTGGAACGAAAGAACAGAGTTCTTCCCCAAGTGACCTTTTAGGTTTTTTCTTCCTCCCCAAAACCTCCCAAAATTCGAAAACCTGAAATCGCGCGTAATCTCTATTAAAGAATATATCTATTATTATAGATATCGCGCGCGCGAGGCCCCGTTGTACAGGGCTTCCCCGGATGAGGAACAGTGGTAAGAACAGTCTGGAACATCTCCGAGATGTTCCTGTCCCTTTACCCCTAAAACCAACAAGAGTCGATAGAAGAGTGTGAGGAGCGTGATAATCATCCGAGAACGTGAGATAGAACTGAAGCTTCGCAAGGCCACCACGGATCGTGGTGGTCTTTGCTTGAAGTTCACACCGCAAAGTTGGGCGGGAGCTCCCGACAGGTTGGTGCTGCTGCCTGGCGGCAGGATGGGCTTCGTGGAGGTGAAAGCTCCCGGACAAACTCCCCGGCCGCTGCAGGTGAGGAGGCATTCTCAACTTGCCGAGCTTGGGTACGTTGTACTGGTGCTGGATGACCCCGACCGAGTGGATGAAGTGCTGGATGCGATTGAGCGTTGCAAAGAAGGTGATGGGCATGTTGGATCGGGATGACCTCCATGGTTATCAGCGGTATGCCGCTGACTTCATCATCGAGCATCCCCAGTCGGCCATTCTCCTGGACTGCGGCTGCGGGAAGACCATCATCACCCTTACAGCGATTGAGGAGCTGCTGCGTGATCGGTTTGAGGTGGGGCGTGTCCTTGTCATATGTCCGATCCGCGTGGCCCAGGTCTGGGCGGATGAGCTGGCCAAGTGGAGTCACCTGCAGGGATTGCGGTATAGCATTGCTGTCGGCGCGGCGAGTGAACGCCGCTATGCTCTAAACCAGGAGGCCGACTTGTATGTGATCAACCGGGATGTTGTCCCCTGGCTGGTAGAAGAATACGGTGGTGAATGGAAGTGGGATATGCTCGTCCTAGACGAACTGTCCGGTTTCAAAAACCCCCAGGCCAAGAGGTTTAAGAGCCTGTTGAAGGTTCGCTCCCTGGTGAGAAGGGTCGTTGGTCTGACAGGTACACCCTCTAGCAATGGTCTCATGGATCTCTGGGCGGAATACCGGCTCATAGATCTGGGGGAAAGGCTCGGTCGTTTCATAAGCCATTACCGGCAGAAGTACTTTCGTCCGGAGAAGACGAACGGCCAGGTGGTGTTCAGCTACGCGCCGTTACCGGGAGCGGAAGAACAGATATATCGGCGGATTGCTGACATCACAATCAGCATGAGGTGCACAGACCACCTGTCGATGCCGGAACTGGTCTCTGTTCCCTATGAGGTTAAGATGTCTCTGAAAGAGGCAGAAGCCTATAAGCGTCTGAAGAAAGAGATGGTCCTCAGCCTGCAGGATGGCGAGGTCACTGCTGCCAATGCTGCTTCGCTTTCCGGAAAGCTGACCCAGATGGCGAACGGCGCGGTGTATGACGATGATGGGAAAGTCATTGAATTGCACAAACGGAAGCTGGATGCCCTGGAAGACCTGATCGAAGCGCAGAATGGGAAACCGGTCCTTGTAGCCTACTGGTACAAACACGACTTAAAACGAATCGAAGTCCGTCTCCACGAGATGGGCCTTTCTTATCGCCGAATCGACACGGAGGAGTCCATACGCCTGTGGAACGCAAAGCGCGTGGCGGTTGGCCTCATCCATCCCGCCTCCGCTGGCCACGGTCTAAATCTGCAGGGCGGCGGGTCCACCCTGATCTGGTTTGGACTGACGTGGTCCCTTGAACTCTACATCCAGACTAATGCGCGTTTGTGGCGTCAGGGACAGGTCAGTCGCACGGTAGTGGTTGAACACATTGTTTGCAAAGGAACTATCGACGAGAGAATCATGGCTGCGTTGCAGAAGAAGGAGGTCACCCAGAGCAGCCTGATTGACGCGGTAAAAGCACAATTGGAATAATGCCCCGTATGAGCGGAAAGGAAAAAGAATGACCGCTAGTTCTGGACGCTTGGAGTCAAACAGTATGAGGGAATTGACCAGCAGAATTGAGAGGCTTCGGCCCCTCTTTCATATGGGGAGGTGACAGATGCAGTATCTGCAAGAGAACTGGGAAGACCTGGCGAATGCCATCATTCTTTCTGCTGTTGAGGATTATACCGATGTGTATAAGCGTTTGCTTCGTCATCCGACAAGCAAAGCGGCAAAAAATGAGATTTCAAAGCTGGAGCGGTTCTTCTATAGCGATTGGTATGCGATGCTTACAGATGTTGACCCGCGCTATCTACTGAACAAATTGCAGGAGGCAATCGAGAATGATCAGCTGGAGCTATCTTGACAAGAAGGACGCGACGATTCGTGCCATGAAGGATTACGACGCGATGAAGTTCATAATCGAGAATACCTCGGATGAGATTAAGCAAATCTCGGAGAAGATGACATCTGTCGGTGTTCCGAAGTACGATGATCATGTGCGATCCGGTAATGTTCATGCCGGAGAAGACAGCGTGATCAACCGGCTTGAAGAGATCAATACCCTCAAGGAGAGGTATCGGCAGGCTTTGGAATACATGGCCTGGTTTGAGCCTGCATGGGCGCAACTCAGTGAGGAAGAGCAGTATATCCTTGACAGCGTTTATGTCGATGAGCTCCCTCGCATGAGTATCTGTTCCCATATCGGCTGGGCAAAGGATGCTTTCTATAGACGCAGGAATAGCGCCTTATCTCACCTCGCAACACTTCTCTACGGAGTCATGTAGCAGAAGTGCGAAAAAAAGCGACACATCATCTTGAAAAATGTGATATTCTAATATCATGAAAGCGTGGGCAACGAAGCCCACAAAGCCCAGGACTCTGCGAGATCAACCTCGCGGAGTCCTTTTTACGTGGAAGGGAGAGAAAAATGCCGCGAAAGAATAAACGAGCGCATGAACGGCGCTTGGGACAGAAAAGCCTGAACAAACTAATCCGCAGCATAGACATAAAGCCGCGGCGCATGGAGATTTGGTTCGCCTACCTTCGAGAAGAGGCCGGTTCTGCAGTTCAGTGTGGAGCGCGACCTGTTCTTATCGTTGGGAACAACCAGGGGAATATCCACAGCGAAGTGGTAACGGCGATCCCCATGACCAGCAGGGAGAAACGGTTGGATCTGCCGACCCATGTTCGCATTTGCTGTGATGAGAATCCTGGTCTTGATCGAGATTCTACTCTGCTGGTGGAACAGATCATGCCGATTGACAAGCAGCGCCTACGCCATCGCTGCGGTGTTGTGACAAATCCACAAACCATCCACAAAATCGAGCAGGCAATGTCCCTGCAACTGGGGATAAGTACATGAAGCCTGTTATCTTGTGGATTATCCTGTGGTTCCTGTGTGCGGATATCAACAGGAACAGGCCCCGGTTTGGATAGCAATCCGAAATGTCAACAGGAGGAAAAAGCAAATGCACATTATCACTTGTGAACAGGTTTCCAGCGGCCATCCGGACAAAATCTGTGATCAAATCGCTGATGCGATAGTCACGGATGTGCTTGCACATGATCCTGCCGGTCGCGTAGCCGCCGAGGTACTGATCAAGGGCAACCAGATAATCATTGCCGGGGAGATCACCTCTTCCCATGTTCCCGATTACCGGGAATTGGTAGGAGATGTCTTTCGGAGAATCGGTCTGGAACGCCTTGGTTACGAGGAGGGTGTTTTCAATATCCATGTCCTCGTGGACAGGCAGAGCCCGGATATTGCCCTCGGTGTGGACAAGGGAGGCGCCGGCGACCAGGGCATGATGTACGGCTATGCCACCAACGAAACGCCGGAACTTCTGCCGATTCCCTTCGTGCTGGCGACGGATTTTCTGAGAATTCTGGAGAAGCACCCAAGCCACATGTTCAGAGCGGATGCGAAGGCACAGGTCAGCTTCGATTATGACAGCGGGAGGATAACGACCTTCCTCTGCTCTGTCCAGCACAGCCCTGATGTTGAGCCGGGCGACTTCCGCCACGTCATCGAATCCATGATGGTTCTGGCGGCGGCGAAACAAGGACTCAATACCGACTTTGAAAAGCTCATCAATCCTACAGGACGTTTCGTCCTGGGCGGACCCTTCGCTGATTGTGGCGTTACCGGCCGCAAGCTGGCCTGCGACACCTACGGTGGTGTCGGTCGCATCGGCGGTGGAGCAATGAGCGGCAAAGATCCCACCAAGGTAGACCGATCTGGCGCGTACATCGCCCGGAAGATTGCACGGGACATTGTCCGTGCCGGTTATGCGGACAAGGCCGAGGTTCAGATCGCCTATGCTATCGGCGTGGCGGAACCGGTCTCCATCTTCGTGGACTGCTTCGGCACCGAGAAGCAGAGCCAGGAGTTCCTGGAGGGATATATCCGGGAAAACTACGACCTGACACCGAGGGGAATCATTGAAACCCTGCACCTGCTGGATGTGGACTACAACATGGTATCCGCTTATGGCCACTTTTCCAAGAATGACGTTCCCTGGGAGATGTGAGAGATGCTCCGCACAACGATCACGCTCAGCCAAGATGAGGTAGATAACCTGGTTGAGTTCTTTGAACTGGAGTTTCTCCCTATGGTTCGCAGAGACGACACCATTGACAATCTGCGCTACCTAACCAGCATGGGAGATGTATTCCGCAAGCTCGAAGAGGCCCAGAAACGTCTCAAAGCGAAGGATCCCAGGAATGGGAACACAGCGTGGAGATGAACAGCAATGATCGTGCGCAAGCAGCAAGGATGATCGAGGACAGCATGAACCGTGAGACCTGGTCGGAGAGATTCGGTAGTCTCAGGGTATGGGAGCAAAAGGGTAGCGTTTTCCGCGCTCCCTTTCCGGTTCCCTGCTGTGTCTGCCACAAGCCCACAGTTCTAATCGATCTGGACTATGAAGCAGCGTTATGCAGTGAGGAATGCCTGCGGAAGTTTGAAAGCAAACTGCCGGGGCGAGGTGACAGCGATGCCGGTAAGACCTAAGCACCCTTGTGCGCATCCCGGCTGCCCGGAACTGGTAGCCAGCGGGAAGTACTGCGAGAAGCACCGCGCCCTCCATCCGGAGGAAACGCGAAGCGCGTCAAGCCGTGGGTATGGTCGCTCCTGGCAAAAGGCCAGTAGGCAGTTCCTCGCAACGCACCCCCTTTGCGTGCTGTGTGCAGCGGAGGGACGGTACACCAAAGCAACGGTGGTGGATCACATTCAGCCGCATCGCGGGGACAGAATCTTATTCTGGGATAGAGCGAATTGGCAAAGCCTGTGCAAGCCATGCCATGATAAGAAGACCGGCCTGGAAGACAGCCGGCCAACCTATCATTTCTGAAAGCAGTCAGTTTGTATGTGGAAATCCTGCGCCGACAGGTTCAAACCCTGTCAAGAGGGTACAGAGCGTGTCTGCATGGTGTAAGACCTCGCGCCGATCGCCACCGATAGGTTCAAACCCTTTCAAAAGGGTATAGAGCGTGTCTGCATGGTGTCAGAATCTACGCCGATCGCCGCCGACAGGTTCAAACCCTGTCAAAAGGGTGCAGAGCGTGTCCAGATGGTGTAAGAACCGACGCCGATCGCCACTGACTGGTTCAAACCCTGTCAAGAGGGTACAGAGCGTGTCTGGATGGTGTAAGAACCCGAGCCGATTGCCGCCGACAGGTTCAAACCCTGTCAAGAGGATACAGAGCGTGTCTGGATGGTGTAAGAACCCGAGCCGATTGCCGCCGACAGGTTCAAACCCTGTCAAGAGGGTACAGAGCGTGTCCGAATGGTGTAAGAACCCGAGCCGATTGCCGCCGACTGGTTCAAAGCCTGTCAAAAGGGTACGGAGTGTGTCCGGATGGTGTAAGAACCCGCGCCGATCGTTGCCGACAGGTTCAAAGCCTGTCAAAAGGGTACGGAGTGTGTCCGGATGGTGTAAGAACCCGCGCCGACAGGTTCAAACCCTGTCAAGAGGGTACAGAGCGTGTCTGGATGGTGTAAGAACCCGCACCGATAGGTCCAAACCCTGTCGAGAGGGTACGGAGCGTGTCTGCATGGTGTAAGAGCCTGCGCCGATCGCCGCCGACAGGTTCAAACCCTGTCAAGAGGGTACAAAGCGTGTCTGGATGATGTAAGAACCCGCGCCGATCGCCACTGACTGGTTCAAATCCTGTCAAGAGGGTGCGGAGCGTGTCTGGATAGTGTAAGAACCTGCGCCGAACGCCGCCGACAGGTTCAAACCCTGTCAAGAGGGTACAGAGCGTGTCTGGATAGTGTAAGAACCTGCGCCGAACGCCGCCGAAAGATTCAAACCCTGTCAAGAGGGTACGAAGCGTGTCTGGATGGTGCAATGGTCGCAGCGCTAACCACACTGAGGCGATTGTGCATGCGGAACACGGTGGAACTTTTTATTTCAGCGATCAAAGGATAAACGACCGGTACAATGGAGGAAGAACATGAAAGACAAGAACATCACCGTCCACAGCCCGAACTTCTTTGAATGCCTAACGCTGCTGTTCATCGGCCTGCGCTTGGCGGGCGTCACCAACATGTCGTGGCTGTGGGTACTGTCGCCGCTGTGGCTGCCCGCCTCTCTGCTCGCCGCAGTCCTCTGTGTCGCTATGCTCGCCAAGCATTGA